GACAAAGGCATCTCTGCCTTTGACAAATGTGGCCTGATACTCGTCAAGGAATATTCCACCTTGTAGTTTTTGTTCTATTACACCGTAATCTTCAGCAGATGTAGGTGTATCTAATATATTTCCGTAACTTTCAAATTCTACCTGATCTTCGTCAGAGAATGATCTCTCCTTTCCAAGAGGATCTGTGATAACCTCGTCAAATGTGACATTGAGATTATCGAAGGATGCTCCTTCTCTAACTGTAATTGTGCCGTTATCTTCTTTCTCGAATACGTCAGACTCAGATCTGGCGTAGTTGTATATAACTTTCTCAACGTCAAATAGTCTAGTATCTCCACCCTTCGCTCTAAATGCGTTTTTAATTACAGGGAGATATGCCTGATCATAAGGTGTTGTGGTTGTACCACTTAGACTTAATGTACCACTACCATTATAAGGATAAACTTGGTCTAGATCGGTTACTGATAGGCCAGACTTGGCAATCGCACCAGAACCATCATAATTTCCTCTAGATATAGATTCTTCTGCTGTCCCAGATGGGATAAAGATGATAGCCCCTGCCGCTCCGAGGTCTGGTATGACAATCCTTTCGAGACCAGAACCGATCTCATGAATTGTACCAGAACCAACCCAAGGTGTTACTGCTGACTCTAATGCAGAGTCGTTTACATCAAATAGTACTGTATTTGCGTTCTCTGGAATCCACTGTGACCTACCTCTACCAAATTCATCTCTTCCGTCTACTACACTTATTGGGCCAAATGGAACTATATCTGCAGCTGTCGTTACTAGTCCGTGATCATTAACAAAGAAAAAATCTCCATCTCTTTCGGGTTCTACATGTTGATTTATATCGCCATAGTCAATATTCTCCACTGATCCAACGGTGATATCACCCGCTGAGAATGTAGTGAATTGATCTATCTTCGTATTGTCGTAGACATATACGGTCAAGGAGTTCTCCGAATAAAAAGACCCTGCCTTAGTTATAAAGCAGAGTCCACATATTGATATTTAGTGTTTCTATTAGTCGAGTGCGACGTTTAGAGTAATCTTGATTTGGTCTCCGTTGTTCTGAATGTTGTATGGGCCGTTTGTGAATCTTTCAGCGTACATGATAGAACTGTAAAGAGTCGCAGTGTTAAGTCCAAGAACACCGTTAGATGTAGCAGTCATAGATGGAGTTGTTGTAAACTCATCTGCGTTTGGTACGTCAAATACAGTGTAAACATTAGATTCGAGAGTTGTGTTACCAGTACCAGCAGAAACGTAAAGAATGTCTCCAGCCTTTAGTCCGTGGTTAGTAATAGAAATCTTACCGAAACTGAATGTGACTGATGGGTCAGTCGCAACCTGTATGTTATCAACCAGAGGTTTATCAATGTAAATCGTTCGATATGCTCGGTCAATACCAATTATCTTCGTTCCTGTAGCAACACCAGCGTTACCAGCAACGAACTGACCAAGAGTTAGATCGTCGATGCTAACCTGTGGGTCAATGGTGATGTAAGAGTTACCAACAATACCGATACATGGGTCGGTGTTATTACCTTTAGTAACTGTGGTTCCAATACCAACACTTGCACCGTGTACAACACCCTGTACAGCAACAGGCATGTTATTTGCACGAGTTACATAGTAACCGTAGATGTTACCAGCTGGGCCAGTGAAAGTAAAGGTCTGTTCTGGATATGTAGCAGTTGTTCCAGATCCAACGTTCTTAATTACCCATCTAGATCCGTTTAACAAGATACCGTACTGCTGGTTGTAATCTTGGTCTGATCTGTTGTTTACACAAACAGGATAACCAGTGTTTGCAGTAGTACCGTAACCATTAACGTTTCCGTCAATATATGGTTCAAAGTATGCTGTTGCAGTCGGAACATCCCCCTCGGCAGGAGTTGTGTTACTTGTAAAAAGTTTTAATACAAGATTTCGCGGTGATGTATCTTCTAAATCTGCGACAAAGTTATTCTGAGCGATCAGATAACGTAGCGACTCAATTTCACCAATATTAGGAACGAGTAATGCCATTGAAAAACTACCTCTAGGGGTCTAGTTGAACTAAGAACTATCTTTATTTATAATTTTAATTTTAGAGAGATTAGTAACCTTCTAATATTATTCACACTTACTACGTTAAAATTGAGAATATCTCCAGCATTTATCGTAGTCGTCCAATTATTTAGGACATCATCAAAGTATTTATTAGAATTAGTTAATTGAACTCTTTGTCCAGCAGTCATACTAGTAAAATTAGGATAATCTGCGAAGGAACATTTAGATATATCAAAAACAATATCACCAGTCTGATCACTCAATACTCTAATATTCTCAATTACACCAGTGACATCTATGGTAAGTTTACCTTTGTCGCCAGGTTGCATTGGAAGACTGCCGCTATCAATGACGTAATTGACAGTTCGTGTTAAGTCTGCGGCTGCGGCAAGAGCAATCATCACTATATCATCGTTTACTGTTGGAGGAGTTGTAAAAATAACTTTGTCTCCAGAAATAGTATAATCATTAGACGGATCTAAGAAAAGACCATTTTTTGTAACAATGAGTTGTTGACTGTTGTTAGGATTGTAAGGGGCTCCCTGATCACTCAAGTTAAATGTGGTCTCAGTCCCATCTTGTGCTGGTGACTTTCCAATAATGATATTACCATATTGAATAGACTTTGAGGGAATTTCGTAGTCTACACCGACATTGTACTTGCCAGGTTCGTTTAACGTTACTAGATAATCTGCCATTACGTTACGCCTGGAATTACGAGAACATTTCCTTGTATTGGCCTAGTTTTATACGCATTAGGCGAAGTTAAAACCAGATCATACACATACCTTCCACCCTCTATGGTGGTTGTTGTTGTGCTGGCCAATGCAACTTTTATCTGTCCATTCACTCTATTGGGAAAAGAAACGATAAAAGAATTATATTTTGTGGCAGCAGGGTGTTTCCTTATCTTAGCTTCTCCAGTGTAGCCAGTCAAATTTAAAGAACTTGCATCTTCATTTCTGATAGTGAAAGTTGCTTCAAAGTCTACACCCTGATCTAAAACTAAATTTATGTTTCTTGCTGTCATCTGTCAAGAGGAGGGTTTTAGTTATTTATCTAATTTACTTAAAATTAGTTTCATCATATCCTTAAGTTCATCAACATCATCCTTTAGTTTATCCATCTCACTTACTTCTTTCAATTTTTGTTGTTTCAATTTTAGATAATTATTATATTCGGAGTCTGAGCAATTCAATATCGCTCCTGATTCCTCATCTCTGTAAAGAGATCCACTATCTTTTACTTTTACTTTATTCATTAGATAGATGCAATAGCCCTTAAATCACGGATCTTTGGAACATAAGCAAAGTTAGTTCCCGACATTACAATCTTAATCTGGAATCCGTTGAACTGTGGTAGATTAGAAGCATTAAACTCATACTCTTTATAATCTCTCTCTGTAGAAGAGGATAATATTCTTCTATCAGGTCTACCATTATTCTTTGCTGGATCTATGACTCTACCATCAACATCTAAGTTATCGAAGCCAGGGAATAATTCAAATAACTGATATTCTGGTGGAGCATCAATTCTGAATATTCTGTATAAAACTCTGATATCATTTGTAGCATGCCTATATGCATCAAACATGACTTTCAATCCATCAGCAGCCTTTTCAAGAGTTACAATTTTAGACAAGTAGATGCAAGCACTTGGATCTTGATCGATAGAATTGACTCTACGATCTGTTGCATAATCCGTTATCTTAGAGTTGATTCTATCCATAACAGTAATCATGTTGACTCTATCTAAGTCAATCATAGGACTTACTTTAGAATCTTCTGTACTTAAGAATGTCTGTAATGTAAATGATTTTCTACCCTCAAAGGCAACTAACTTATCAAGTTCATTTTGTTTGGAAGCAACAATTCTTGGAGTGCTTAGGTAATTGTTATTTGCCAATGATATGGGTTCGTATCCCTGATCCACGAACGCTTCTAAGTTTCCGTCAGGACTATTTCCACTGAAAGTCCTAATCCTTGCATTTATGTCAGTTCCCTCTGGAAGTAAAGTTGCTACATTAGGTCTAACAATATTGAAAGGTATGTTCTGAGTTGCCATTGGCCCATATGGAACGCCAACTTGAACATATTGTTGATCATAACTACCACCAGACTTATTCTCATTGAAGAACAATTCGGGGAATCCACTAGCATTTCCAGTAGATCTATCTACTCCGCGGCTTGAGACACCTACCTTGACCCAATAATGATCAACATCTATTGGATAATTTGCCAAATCACTATCTATGAACTTGTGAGATGTGTTGACTCTTCTGAGAGATACGCCGTTTAATTCATATTTGAATACTTTATCATTGATATTGTAGTCACCCGCCTTAGTTTCATCCATAGACCTTGTAATATTATTCAAGGTTGAAGTTGTGGTTGTTACACCAGTATATTTGAGGATCTCATTTCCAATCTTGACATAGCCTGGGTTTGAATTATTAACTTCAAGATTTTCAAATGAAGTGAATATTCCAATGGAAGATACTGTAATATCCTCAGTACTGGAGGAATCTATTGTAGATGTAATCTTCTCTGGTTTAACATCAGACTCGACTCCAGAAAGTGTAACTAAATCTAATGGGGAGTACATGCCGTGATTAGAATGTCTTACACGGAAATGTAAACCATCAGTAATATTATTAAGGAAATTAATAGAACCTCCATTTACAACACTGGTTCCACCACCACCAACATACACGACAGAGGAAGATGAATCTACTTTTGGTATACCTTGAATGTTATCAATAATCAAAGTATTGAAAGCACTAATAACACCAACATTATTAGGAATTGATAATCTCAAATCTTTACCAAATCCGCCTGTGTTGGAGGCATCTACTGTTAGTACATCTCCAGTAGAATATCCAGTTCCACCGATAGAAACTGTTGCTGCGACAGCGACTCTATTATCGACATGAAGATCAACTGTAGCGCCAGATCCTCTACCAAACTGAGATATAAGAGGAACACTAGAATAAACAACAGATGTTGCAGCAAAACCACTACCAGCATTAGTGATAACAAGATCACTACCAACACCAATAGCACCAAGAGTTTTAATTAAGTTTGCACTAAAGTTTGGATTGGCTTGTTGATATATTGTAGTTCCTTCTGTCAATCCAGCTTGTTCTGCTGATGTCAAACTCTTTCCTAATCCAACAACAGCACTCTTAGAAAGCATGTCTACTGGGT